TACCCCCAGAGGAGACCCGCGAGTTCTACCAGGCCTGTGTGGATACAATCAATTCAGGAACAAAATTGTTCGTGGTCGAGCAAAAGACGGAACGTTTCAAGTTCTTTGTGGACCTCGACTATAAATCTTCAGAGAAATTGACCGACGAGGACCTTCTTCAATTTTGTTCAATAATTCATGAAGCCATTGGGACGTCGTCACGGTGCCTCATCGCTCGGGCCAGGCCTAGACCGGTCCCCGACAACCTCGTAAAGTCTGGGGTCCATATCCATTGGCCAGACCTGATAGTGACCAGAACCCAAGCCCTTCAATTTCGAACAAAAATTGTCATGAGCCTCAAGGCGGACTTTCCGTTCGACTGGGACAAGGTGGTGGATGCGGCCGTGTATGGAGGGTCGGGTCTCCGGATGCTCTGGTCCCATAAGAAACCCCTCTCGGATCCGTACATTCCGTGGCGCCGACTCGATAGCCCCGAGGAGTTTTCAAAGGCGCCGAGTGTTGAGGTCCTCGAGTTGTTTGCGGTCCGGACGACTGACGATGTACGGGAGGAGGAGAACCTCACTGACACGGGGCCTCTCGAACAATTTGTACGAAAATATCTTCCGGGTCAGGAACGGGCCAACATCAAAAAGGTTTGTCGCCGTGAGTATAACGGATGGTACGCCCAGACGGACTCGACATGGTGTGAACATATCGGCCGCGACCACAAGTCCAACCACATATGGTTCTCCATCAAGTCGGGCCGCATCCGTCAAATGTGTTTTGACGAGGAGTGTCGTGAGTTCGAGGGTCAGGAAATTCTTCTTCTTCCATCAATAGTAGAACAACTCCAAGATGTTGCTATTGTGGGTAGCCCTTCTTGCGGTTTTGTTTATGATCTTCATACCGAAGGGCCCGGCGGGACGGCTCAAAAAGTACAAGGAGCGAGTCCACCCGTATTCCGGTCTGGACCCAAAGAACTGGGAAAGATTTTTGGCCAACAGCCACGAGTTCGAACAGTTGGTTTCGACGCCCCAGCTGGATGAGGCGGCCACAGCCCTGTACGCCGCTCTGACCAACGTGAGGGAGTTGGGACTGGGGCTCAGGCGCGCCGACGATTCCGAACATCAGGAGAAGCTAGAACAGATTGCCAAGGAGATGGGCTACGAGGGTGAATTCATGATTAACGAGATGGCAATATCACGGGGTGTTCAGTTCTTCCCCAAGTACTTAAACGATTCGCTCATGGACTATCCAGATGGCCGATCGGATGGCCCCTTCCCAAGACTCCGGGCCGACACCTGATCAGCGTACGCGTTCAGGGCGCGTATCAAAGCCTCCAGTTCGCTACGAGCCGGTTGAGCAGGTCGAGGACGATTACGCCGACGAGGATTACGACTCTCACGAGTCTGACGAAGTCTCTTCTGAAGTTTCGTATGACTCTTCAGAGGAGGATCCCGAGGAGGATGCCGACGATGAGGGCAATTTGGATGGATTTGTAGTGCCAGATAAAAGCGAGAGCGACTCTGATGACAGTGATGGAGAACCTGCCGTTCCTGTCAAACGACGCCCAGTCCCCGTCAAGAAACGGCCAGCGGCTCGAAAGTGATGCCTGGCCCGAGCCCGTGGCACCTGAGCATGTTTTTCAGGCCCGCCCCCGATCAAACTCCAAGGATCCGTTTGATTTTCTAAAAGAAATGAACCCAGTCGGCCTCATTCTGATTGGAATTGTAATTGGTGTAATGATTATTAGCATGCGTCCCATTGTCGTCCAGTCTAAATAGCCAAGTCCGAAGGACTTGTTCCCCGTGAAGAAACGAGTTCCTTCGGAACTCAATTAAGTAATTGCGTAAAGTATAGCATTTCCAGAGGGCGAATCCGCCCCAACAAAATTACCAACAGGACCGGTGCGGTTCTTTCTTACATCCTCCTGGATAAAGCCGACCCAGGGGTTCTCACGGGTCTGGTCGGCGGGCTCCATATCACGAAATACCTCAAACTGGTTGGCATAAGCCGGAACAGTTTGGGATATTTTAGCAGGCGCTGGTGGGAACCGCGTGTATGCCATCCACAGCAGTCCCAGAATCAGCGCAAGCCCTATGAAAGTTAGTATTATCATTAATATTTATCAATATTTTAGGCGTCGGGAACCTCCTCCTCCTCAATAATAGGTGCGCGCGTCTCGGCCGCCTCAGCCTCCTTGGCCTTGGCCTCGGCATCAGCCGCCTCCTTGCGCTTCAGTACCTCAGCCGCCACACGAATGTCCGCCTTGGCCACGAGCTCCTCCACGGAAGCCTCTGGGAACTCCTTCTTCAGGTCATCGAGCAGGTCGGCGGGGTGGGGAATTGGTGGGACGTCCGGCTTGGTGTAAAACTTGCTGTTCTCGTCACCTGGCTCGATGAAGGGCGTCGCGGAGCCCTCGAGTGGCTTGGCAATCATGTCACGCTTGCGCTTCTCAAACATGGCGGCCGCCGCCTGCTGGCTCTGCTTGTAGTTTTGCATAATCTCCTCGAGCTTGTCGTTCTGGTAGTGTACGTCATCAATCGCCTCACGCTTGGGTGGAATCAGGAGCCACTTGTACATGTCAACCACGTAAATGTCCACGAGTGCGTCATCCTTCTGGAGGCGCTTGGCGTGGGCCGCCGCATCCTCGCGGTTCGCAAAGCACCCGCGAATCTTCATGCCGAGCTGCTCATTCTTCTGGGGCAGGTCGGGGCCGACGAACGACACGCACGCAAAAAGCTGTCCTGGAACAGTCAGGTAATCCTGCTCGAGAGAACCCATTTAAAACTAAAACAGGCTTATTTTTTATCTAGAGAAACGCAAATTATGGAGGCTCTCCGCAAACTTCACAACGACCTCAAACGTCAACTCATCACCAAGTGGGTCAAACCCGGCTCGTACGTCCTGGACTGTGGGTGCGGCCGGGGCGGCGACTGGTGGAAGTGGAAGGCGGTTCGGGCCCGAGTGGCCGCCATCGATCCCGACGCCGAGTCTCTCAAAGAGGCCGAGTCCCGTGCACTGGACATGGGGTTCGGTGTCTGGTTCCTAGGCCAGGGTGACATCAGGCACGCTGCGTTCGCCGGTCCCTTTGACGTGGTGTGCTATAACTTTTCGCTCCACTACATCTTCTCCGACCCCGAAACGTTGGACGCCTCTCTCAAGGCTCTCAAAGTCGCTGTGAAGCCAGGGGGTCTCCTGATTGGTATCGTGCCCGAAAAGGCCCGGGCCCAAATGCTGGCCGACTCCGAGGGCAACTTTCAGGACGCCCTGGGGAACGAGTTTCACGTCCGTGGGGACCAGCTCCTCGTCAGGTTGGCCGACGGCCCCTTCTATGCCGACGGCGCAAAAGCCGAGCCACTCATGGACGGATCAATTTTGATTGAAAATTTGAAAAAAATGGGATTTGACAAGTTGGTCTGGGAACCCATGATGATCCAACCCAACGGACTCGTATCAGATTTGTACACGAAATTTGTCTTTCGTAATAACAGAGATGTGGCCCTGGATCCTGTCGGCCATCGTCATGTTCCTGACCTTGGTCTGGACCCTCGTGACTAATTCTGAACCAAAAATGCTTCAGGAAATCAAGGAGAGATACTGGGCCATCCTCAAAATGCTCAGGGAAACCGGGGACCCAACGTGGATACCGGTCCTCAAGCCCGCCATCATAACAGGACTCAGGGGCAAGAAGGACGGGGTCATAGGGTCCAACGTCAATAAGGGATATGAAATTTACATCTGTCTTGATGGAGACGATGTAAATTCTGCAATTTATGTTTTAATTCATGAGTTGGCTCATATGACCGTTCCGGAATACGATCACTCGATTAAATTTTGGGAAAATTTTGAAAATCTGAAGAAGTTGTGCATAGATGCGGGCCTCTACGTCAAGTCCGGGGAACGCAAGTACTGCGGGGACACGGTGAGAGACTGAGACCGAGAGCGCCGAAGGCGCTCCCTCGGGATCCCACTGGTGTCACTAACTACGGAGCCTCCGGCTCCGACTTAGGTTCGGTCCGTCAGAAACTGCCGAGCAAAGTAGAACACGATGGCCGCCACAAGCGCCGAGACCGCCATACCCGTCAGGGAAAGCTCACCACCCTCGCCCAGGAACTTGGGGACCATGGAGCTCAGCTTGCCCTGAACCGGCTTGGAAAAGGCGATGATCGCCGCCACACCCGCAAGGGCCGCATAGTACTGCTCATCAGTCAGGCCGAATGGGTTCTTACCATCACCCTTGGGGCTCTTCGTCGCCTTCTTCTGGGGAGGCGCCTGCTCGTAGGGCGAACCCTGAACCTCATCCTGCATCATCCGACCTGGACCGGGCATAACCTCGTCAAGCGCAGAAGAGAACTCAGCCATTTGAGATTCGTCTAGGTTTTTTTCTTCGCGAATAAGCCCGGTTGGGACGCCCCGTGACTCTTCCCGTTTGGGCTGTTCGGCGGCGGCCGATGCCATTGGAATTGGGGTGGCCAGCTCAGAAACGTTGGGATCGTACGTCTGCATCTAATTTCAAAACGGAAAAGAAAGCGCCCTCAACTACGCGCCCCAGACTTTTTGACTATGACCGTCCCTCCACGACGGGTCGCCTGAGGCTGGGCCGCTTGCTGAACGGCCCTGGGATTATAGTGCCTCTGATGATACTGCCAAAAGGCGGGAGACCCTACATGAAAGTTGCGCCGGATCGGCGCCTTGTACCAGAACACACAATCTGTGATCTTGTTGCTCTTGGAAGTATTGTCTAGGACCAAGCACTCGTAGTTTTCGGTACAAGCGTCCATCACCTGAGAAAACTGATCAAAGGTGGGGAAGACGCCGAAGAAGGCTTTGTAAAGATTTTCCCGGTTCTGACGGACGTTGTCACGCAGAGCAAATACATAGTCCACGTTCGTCCGAATCATGGGCGTCATGTCCATGCAGTACTGGGTCGTCATCATGAAGAATATCTTCCAGTGGCGGCCGTTCATGAACAGCTGGCGGATGGACACGTCTCTCATAAAAGATCGGTCGTACATGCAGTCGTCCATTAGTATAAACACGGGCTGACACTTGCCGACCGCCAAGAGCCTCTTCTGGCGCTCGATAATCTTCTCAAGTGCATCCTTGTTATAGTCGCCGTATACGAAGAGGTCTGGAATAAACTGTTTATAGTACCCGTTCCCCTCCTCCGTCCCAGACATGGCGATTCCCGCAGGAATATGCTTCTTGTGCCAAAGGATGTCCGTCACGAGCGTGGACTTGCCCGTTCCACGTTTGCCTATAAAGACGCAAACCTTGTCGTCCGCCATTCGTGACGGATCAAACTTCTTCAACTGAAGCGTCATCGCTGATATTTTCACGCAAAATTCAAGGGGGCTTGGGGCGCGGGGGCGCCGACGGAAAACAATGTTTTCCTTTACTAGAGATGTCCGCTGGTTATATCCAGCTGGCAGCGATTGGTCAACAGGACGCGTACCTCACGGGGTCTCCCCAGGTGACGTACTATGCTGGGGTATACCGGCGTCACTCTCCATTCGTCCTGGAGGCGTACGATATTCCATTTCTGGAACAAAAAGTAAATTATGGACAAAATAACATTTGTAGAATTCCGCCCAAGGGCGACCTCATCAGAGGCCTGACGCTCAAGATGACTTTGCCGGCTCTGAACAACCCAGGGTCCGACTGGACCTGGCCAGTCGGGTCGTCTCCTACACTCGCCGACCCCCACTTCCTCGTGTATGACGCGACTGGTAGCGTGACCTCCCTCGTGGCGACGACCCTCGTGTCGTCATATTCAACGAACAACGCGACTCAGTGGCTCACAACCACGTTCGGCAAGTATGTATCGTGGGATGCCGTCCAAAACAAGTTCATTTTCAGTAATTGCTATACGATCGAGGTTGAGAACGGGCCCAACACCTCTAATTCTGGTGTGTTCTGGGCCCTGGACCCCAAAGCGACTACAAACTTTACGGCGTCTGGTAACCTCGTTTACACGGTTGGGTCCACGTCCAACCTGACGGCCAACAACTCACCATCCAACACGTCACCAAACTACATCTCGACCGTGACGCGCACGAGCGATTTTACACTCGAGCAAGCGGGATGGATCCGTTCGGCAGGCGTGTTGCCCCCAGACCCACAGACGGGGTTTTTCACCCAACTCAACCAGGCCTACAACGTATCCGGCCAACAATTTCTAAACTTTTCAGGTTCGGGCGCGGGTGGAGCGTACTGGACCGTCTATGACACGTCGGCCAGGTTCCCAGTCACGGCTGGGGGTCGCCTCCAGTTCACCAAAACGGGATTTTACGCCCTCAAGGCGGGTTTCGACGTCGGTGCTGGTTCCATCGCCACCATAAGTTTCGGGTCGAGCACGACCGAAGCCCAAGAGGGCAGTGCACCACCCGTCCCCAATTTTGAGACGACGTATACATTCCGCGTCTCACCCGATCCTTCAATGCCGGCCGTAATACCCATGAATATTACCAGCGCCGCTAATACCTATTACTTTTACGTGACGAGCACGGGTTCGCAACTCCAGGCCAATTCGTACATATCCATCAATCCCGTCGATGAAATTTACCAACTCACAAGCCCCGTGACAATGGACCTCAATCCGTGTAAGATCCGCCTCTCGGGGAACGTCGCCACTCCCAGTAACTCCCTCACCACCCTTACAGCCGGATCGAACGTCGTCTTCAACAGCACAGGTGAGTACCTTATGACGGGTGTCGTGTATCTCGGATCGGGTTACGTGTCCAACGTCCAGGTGTGGGAAAGCGCCAACCTCGTGTACGATTACGACCTCTCCGTCCAGGGCCGGGATCCCACATTCGCCTTCACCATGCCCCTGATCGTCACGAACACCACGGCCAATTACTACATGAACGCAACCACCACGACCCTAACAACCCTGACTGCCAGTTCCTATTTTATTTTGAACAGAATTGGGGTCGCCACTTCCACGACCCCCGATTCCAACGTACTGCCTCAGAACGGCCTATTGTTCCAGCCCAACTCCCAGACACTGACCAGTCCACTCAATTTTTCAACAAATTTCACATCAAATGGAAACTCTAGCCTCATTTCTTATTCAACTGGGAATTTGAAGTTCAGCAACGCCGGTTCTTATATGCTGACCGGGGCGATCTGCACCGCCGATAAAGTGACGAGTTTGACTTTTGGTCCCCAAAAGTACACCGTAAGCCTGGGTATATTACCACCTTACACGTTTCAGGTGCCTATACACATAACGGACACGACCCAAAGTTACCCCGTCTCAATCACAATAGATGGGTCCACCGCCACCCCCAATTTATTTTCAAATACATTCATCGCCGTGTACCCCATTACTGCCAACGTAGTTGACCAATTGACTCAAACGTTCCCTTATTATGATTCCGTGGGGACGTGGGCGATCCAGACGGCTGACCTCAAGATTGGTGGTCAGACGATCCAGTCCCTGACGGGCGAGTTCATCGAGCTTTGGAATGACCTGTATGTTCCATACGAGAACCAACCTGGCCTCACGGTCATGACGGGCAAGAACGATACGAGCACCATCAACCCACCGGGCCGGACGTATTTTGTAAACTTACCCTTTTACTTTTATGGGCACCCGTCCCTGTCACTGCCACTCGTTGCTCTCGACCGGCAGGACGTGGAGGTTCACGTGACGTTCCGCAACTTTTCCGAGTTGACGGCGATTCAAGTGACGAATCCGACCCTCGACGCCACCATCATCACAGAGTATGTATACCTTTCGGACCAGGAGATTAACTGGTTTACTCGGGCCCGTCTCGAGTACCTGATCACCCAGTGTCAGTACCAGCGCATCAGCCTCCTGAGCGGATTCCAGTCGGCCGTATTCAATCTGGACCTGAAGAATCCAGTTCGTGAAATGTTCTTCGTCGTCCAACCCACCAACCAATTGCCCTACAATTATTCAAACAACGCCGTTATTAGCTTTGGTCTGAGCTTTAACGGCCAAGAGGTGTTCACGAACGACACGACCGACGCCCTGTACACCGGGTCGCTGGAGCCTTTCAACCACTACCCCAACTTTCCTCAACGCGATTTCTTCATGTACTCTTTTGCGGCCGATCCCAATTCACCTAGACCCTCTGGACAAATCAACTTTAGCCGCATCAAGCAAGCCTTATTGAGACTTGAATGTGGCGGGCAAACATACCTCCCAGCCAAGGAGCTCAGGGTCCTTGCTGTGAACTACAACGTTTTGAGAATTGCGGACGGACTCGGGGGGCTTCTGTTCAACACGTGAGCGTCCGGGGTTGGGTAAATAAGTTCTACGAACTTACTAGGAATGGCCGCCCGTGCCAGTTTAACGTTCCTGGGTCAGGAAGACATTGTCCTGAGCTCGAACCCACAGGTCACATATTTTAAAGAAAAATATGAAGGCTCGAGCCACTTTGCTTCACGGGTCGACAAGGTCCAGTTTGATGCTGACCGCCTCGTCTTGGGTGCCGAAAGCTACATCCAACTTCCAAGATCCGGTGACCTCATTACTGAAATGTACCTGAAATTACAGCCTCCCCCGAGCCTCCAAGCCGTGTCCGTAGAAGAGTCGGTCGCGACCCATATGATTTCGTACGTGGAGCTCTACATAGGATCCGAGCTCATCGAGCGGATCTGGGGCGAGTACATGGCCCTCAAATGGGACATTGAGGTGCCACAGGGAAAGCAGCCCTGTCTACAGGGCCTGATCGGCAAGGGTCTCACGACGTGTGCGGCGACTTACACGGTTCCGCTGCCCTTTTCTATCCTCGAGAAGGGCATACCCATTTGTGCGTTCAAAGAACCCGTGACGTTCAGAATCGTCACGAATCCCTCGGTCACTTTCACGAGCCCAGCCACGACCATTACCGATCCGGTGACGGCGTTCCTGCACGTAGAGTACACGTACCTGGGTCAGAAGGAGATTGAGTACATCCGCAAGACGCCACAGATTCACTTGGTAGAGCAGCTCCAACTATCCCAGTTCTGGTGTCCAGTTGGGGTCAACTCGGTGAATTGTTATTTGGAATTCTCCAACCCCGTCAAGGAGCTCTTTTTCGTGATTCAGAATGACGCGGCCCCTGGGTACGACTACTTGGCCAGCAACGTCACCAACACTGAACAGCTCTCGTCCCTGGAGCTCTTCTTCAACTCGACCGAACGTATATCAGACGAGGTGGGCACACCCCTGTTCCTCAGGGTCGTCCAAGGCCTTGAGTTTCACACTCGGGCCCCCAACTATCGGTTTTACCTGTACTCCTTCAGCCTCGACCCCGAGTCCAGGGCGCCATCAGGGGCTGTGAACCTCTCAAGAATTCAGAATCAAATTTTAAAATTAAATTTAAACACCAGCGCCTACAACCGGTACATTCGGGTCTACGCCCTAAACTACAATTTCCTCCAGGTGGCCAACGGGTCTGCGACCATTCTGTTTTCTAATTTTCAATGAAAATTCAAATGGACCAGGAGGCGGTGATCAGTTCGGCCATAGAAATCTTCAAGCCGGTCATGGAATCGGCAACCGTCTTTGCCGCACACTACGCCAAGGCGTGTGGCAGAGACATTGTGCTCTCTCAGGACATGCACATGGGCATGATGTACGCGGCCCGCAAGATTACGGGCAAGCAGGTGGGGTCACTTTTTCCGGAAATTTATGGAGAGGAGGAGTCGCAGAGCGACTCCGACTCCGACTCGGGATCTTGGGAAACCGCCTCGGACGACGAGCTCGTGTGGGCCCGGTACGAAGGTCAGGACGACCAGACCGCCCTAGACATAAACTCGTGTGCGGACACGTGGGCCGATTGGGAGCCTGAAACCCCAGTGGAGTGTGCGTTGAAAAACGCAATTGACAAAATGGAACAAAATTAGATGTGGGAATGGGAAGAGGGTGAATACGAAGACCTGTCCCGGACCAAGCCCAAGTATTCCACGATCCTCCAGGAGGAAGATTACGAGGACGAGGACACCCCGGAAGGGTACGATCGGGGCCCCGAGGCCAACTACGGGGGTGGTCAGGAGGTCATCGTGACCTGGGACCCTTGGGAGCCGGCATATTTTTTTCCCATTAAATAATAAAATGGCCGGCATGATCTCTTCTATCGCTCTCCAGCTCGAGTCCCAGTCCCTGAACTCCATCGTGGCGGGCTTCGCCTTCGCCAGTGCCGTGGCGTGGATGGACGTGGTCCGCTGGATCATCTCCCAGGTGGTCCAGGTGGGCAAGAACGGCGGCCAGTACTACATCCTGTCTGCCCTGTTCACCACCCTGCTGGCCATCGTCGTGTACATGGCGATCAAGACCGTGGCGACCAACGTGAAGATCAACGACCCCCAGCAGCCCGTCTACGCCGTGACCCGTGCTTAAATTGGTTGCCCAGGCCCCATGCCAGGGACCGCGGGTTTAGGACCGAACGTCCTCCAGATGAAAATTCCAGTCAAAATTGCAATCACCAGGAGGAACCACGGTATCTTGAACCGCCTGGTCTCCTCTTTGGGGGGGGGTGGAAGCGTCAGCGTCATGGCGTCTATGATCCGCTTAAGCTCTACATTCTGTAGGGGCGGAGGCGGTGGGAGAACACGCTCGGGCTCTGGCTTGACGTGAATTCTCAGGACGAATGCATTCGTGTCCCA